GACCAATGCGACGGTAGCCTACAACCGCGCGAGCAACTCGGCTGCGGCGATCGGGTTCGGCTATTGGCGCCTCGTGGTGGACTACGAAAGCCCGCGCAGCTTCGATCAGTGCATCATGTACCGCAGCATCCGCAACGCCTTCAGCGTGGACTTCGATCCGCTGAGCGAGGAACCGGACGGCAGTGACCAGCAGCGCTGTCTCATCAGCTGCAAGATGGACCCGGCCGAGTTCAAGCGGCAATACCCCAACGCCACGTTGAGCACCGATCCCTTGCCGGGGCGCCACGTCAGCGACTGGTGGGACGGCACTAGCGTGCGGGTCGGCGAGTATTACCGCATCGAGTGGCGCGATGACACCCTCGTGCGCCTGCCCGACGGGTCGGCCGAGTTTGGCAGCAAGCTCGACGCCGACGGGGTGGTGTGGCAGAACACCGGCGCCGAAACGCGGCCCGCCTCGCGCCCGGTCGTCATGCTCTACAAGCTTACGGCGCATGAGGTGCTCGAGCGCACGCAAATCATGTGTGACTGGATCCCGGTGTTTCCGGTCTATGGCGACGAAATCGACATTGACGGACGCGTCATTCGCTCGGGTCTCATCCGCCACGCGCGTGACCCGGCGCAGATGTATAACTACTGGATGACGGCGGCCACCGAAGAGGTGGCGATGCGCAACAAAACGCCCTACATCGGCCCCGAGGGTAGTTTTGACGGCCATGAGGACGAATGGGACGCGGCGCACCGCGTGCCCGTGGCGCGGCTGGAGTACAAGCCCGTCACCATCGACACCGGCGCCGGCATCGCCATCGCGCCGGCCCCGCAGCGCCAACCCATGGCCGACATGCCGGCGGGCGTGCTGGCGATGGCGATGCACGCCAATGACAATATCAAGGCCACCACCGGGCTATTCGACTCCAGCCTAGGCGCCCGCGGCTCGGCCACGTCGGGGGTGCAGGAGCGCGCGCAGCAGCAGCAGGGCGACCTGGCCAATTTCCACTTCGCCGACAACCTGCGGCTGAGCGTGAAGCACTGCGGCCGCTGCATCGCCTCCATGCTGCCGCACTACTACGACGGGACGCGTGTGCTCGCGCTGATGAACCCCGACGAGACCATGCGCGCGGTGACCGTCAACCAGCCGGGCAATGACAAGAGCGTGGACCTTACGCGCCTGCAGTCCGAGGTGACCGTCAGCACGGGCCCCAGCTACAGCACGATGCGCCAGGAGGCCGCCGACGGCATGCTGCAGCTCGCCTCCAAGGTGCCCCAGGTGATGCAGGCCGCGGGCGATCTGCTGGTCAAAAACCTGGACTGGCCGGGCGCCACGGAAATCGCTGAACGCCTGGGCCGCATGATTCCGCCCAACATCAAGGGCGACGATGCGGGCAACGCCGAGGTGATCCAGACGCCCAAGGGCCCGCTGCCGCTCAAGGATGCCCCGCAGGCCATCGCGGCGTTGATGCAGACCATCGACCAGCTGACCGACCAGCTGCAGAAGGCCGGCGTTACGAAGGCGGAAATTTCTGCATCCGCCACGCTTGAGAAAGCGCAGATGGACAACGCCCGGGCGCTGGAGGTGGCGCGCATCCAGGCCGAGGGGGCCGCCAACGTGGCCGAGCTGCGCGGCCTCATTGACCTCCTGCTGCAGAAACTGCAGCCCCCGCCGGTGCTGGCCGGCGAGGTGGCGACAGACCTTGCGGGCGGCGACGATCCGGCGTAATCTGTAACGCGACCGGTCGCGGTGACTCGTGCCGGTGTTTGACCTACCCCCTGCTTGTTCCATCAAGTTGGCCCCGGCTCACCACCGGGGCCTTTTCTTTGGCTTACGGCATCGGTTACATTGCGTGCACTTCGCTCCGTGGCTGGCCCGGCTGCGGGAACGCGCTTACAGGGTAGACCCGACCGTAATCCATGCTCGACCCCAACGCCACCGCAACTCCCGATCCGACACCAGCGCCCGCTGTGGCCGAGCCCACCCCGGCTCCCGCACCTGCGCCGGTCGACGACACCGGAGAGCCCACCCCGGCGCCTGCCGAGGATCCCGCTGCCGATCCGCCGGCCCAGCCGCGCGACGACAAGGGGCGCTTTCAGGCCCGTGTGGACTCTCTCACCCGGGAAAAGGGCGAAGCAGAACGCGAGGCCGCCTATTGGCGTGGCCTGGCGCTCGCGCGCAACGGGGCCCCGGCGCCCGCTACACCTGCCCCGGCTGCCCAGCCGGCGGCCGACACCGAGCCGGACCCCGAGCAATTCGCCAACTATGCGGAGTACGTCAAGGAATTGACCGCGTGGACCGCCCGCCAAACGGTCGCGCAGGAACGCCAACGCGAGGCCACCGCCCGCGCGAGCGAAACCCGCGCCACCAATTGGCAGAGTCGGCAAACCGCGTTCGCTGAAAGCACCCCGGATTACCGGGAGGTTGTCGGCACCTCGCAGGCCCCCGTCACGGGTGCCATGGCCGAGGCGCTGCAGGAAAGCGAGCACGGCCCGGCGCTGGCGTACCACCTGGCCAAGCATCCCGACGAAGCGGCCGAGCTCGCCGCGCTGCCCGAAAGGGCAATGCTGCGACGCCTGGGCATGCTCGAGGCACGGATCGCGGCCACACCTGCCCCGGCGCCCGCTCCTGCGGCCCGGACCACCAATGCACCGCCCCCGGTCAAGCCCGTGAACAACGCCGGCCCCAGCGCACCGCCATCGCTCGACAAAATGAGCATGGATGAGTACGTGGCGCAGCGTCGTAAGCAGGGCGCCGGCTGGGCGCGGTGAGCACTGAAAGCACCCCATGAGCAACACGCTTGTCACCTGCTCGATCGTCGCCAAAGAATCGCTGGCGATCCTCGAGAACATGCTCGGCTTCGCCGCCAACGTCAACCGCGATTGGGAGGACGAATTCAAGGGCAACATGGCCCGCGGCTACGCCCCCGGCACCACCATCAATATCAAAAAGCCGCCGCGCTACACCTACCGCGCCGGCCGCGTGGCCGTGCCGCAGTCGACGGTCGAAAGCTCCGTCCCGCTGACCCTGCAGCAGGGCGGTTGCGATCTGAGCTTCACCAGCGCCGAGCGCACCCTGTCGCTCACGCAGCTGGAAAAGAAGATCCGCGCCGCCATGGCCACGGTGGTCAATGAAATCGACCGTCAGGGCCTGGACCTCGCGCGTACCGCGACGTTCAACGTGCTCGGCACGCCCGGCACGCCGCCGACCACGCAGGCCCTCGCGCTGGCCGCGGTGACCAACCTGAACCAGCGTCTGGACGAAATGGCCGCGCCGCGCGACGGCGAGCGCACCCTCGTGATGAATCCGGCCCTCAACGGCTCGATGATCCAGGGCTTCGCGGGCCTGTTCAACGGCCAGCAGACGCTGGACCGGCAGTTCCGCCGCGGCGTGATGGTCGACTCGCTGGGCATCGCGTACCAGATGGACCAGAACGTCAGCCTGCACACCAACGGCACCCAGGCCGTGGCAGGCACCAACGTCAACGGCGCGAACCAGACCGGCTCCACCGTGACGGTGGCGGCGCTCGCGGGCACCATCACCCAGGGCACCAAGATCACGCTGCCCGGCGTGTTCGCGGTCAACCCGCAGACCCGGCAGAGCACCGGCACGCTCGCGCAGTTCGTCATCACGGCCGACGTGGCTGCCGGCGCGACCTCGCTGCCGATCAGCCCCGCCATCGTGACGTCGGGCGCCTTCCAGAACGTGACGGCCAGCCCCACCAACGGCAGCCCCTTCACCATCTTTGGCACCGCCTCGGGCAGTTACTCGTGCAATCCGGCGTACCACCGCGACGCGTTCACGCTGGCCATGGTGCCGATGTGGGCGCCGCCTGGCGGCAAGGGCGTCATTGACGTGGCGCAGGAGTCCTACAAGGGCATGAACCTCAAGGTGACCGAGTTCTACGACGGCACCAACGATGTTTCCATCATGCGCCTGGACGTGCTGTTCGGTTGGGCCGCCACCTACCCGGAGCTGAGCGTTATTCACGCGCTGTGATGCGAGGGGCTACGGCCCCTTGCGTCTGCCCTCACCTCATCGGAGAACCTCATGCAACTCCTGCAACTTCTCACCGTGTGCGCCCTCGCGGCGCTCATTTTCGGCATCTGCTTCGTGGTGCTGCCCTGGCTGGTGGAACAGACCATTGCGCGGCTGCCCAAGCCGGCCGGGCGCATCCCGCACCACGGCCAGCGCGGCGTGGTGACGCTGCTGCGGTCCTACAACGGGCTGGCCGCGGGCGCCGTGGCCGAGTTCCCGGCCGAGCTCGAGGCGGCCCTCGTGGCGCAGAAGCTCGCCACCAGCGGCGGCACGCCCACCGCAGGCGCGCAGACTCGCACCGAGCCGCCCATTGCGGGCATGCAGGGCTGGGCCTTCAGTGCGTTCATCGCCGCCGGTGCATCGTCGGTCGTGGTGAGCAATGCCAACATCACCGCCAACAGCAAGGCCGTCGCGGTGGTGGCGCAGGCTGCGGCCGACGCCACGCTGACCCAGGTGCTGCGATGCACTTGCGCGGCGGGCACCGTGACCGTGACCGGCAACGCCAACGCG